GTAGAAGTTTAGTTTTTGCCTTTTTGCCATATTGACCATTATTACTATCAAAAGTAGAATAATCTTGCAAGAAATTACCAACACCTCGGCTGAGTGCCCCTGATGCCCTAGTATTAGCCATAGTTTGAAAACCAGCCATACCCCGATTTAGCGACTGCAACGCTCCTTGTTTTATATCATTAATCAAAGAAGTAACACTTCTCGCAGTCATCTTCTTGAAACCCATTTTTTCAAAATCCATACGTCTTAAAGCGTAAAGAACCTCAGGAGCAGGTGCCCTTCCAGCTTTAGCAAAAGCTTGCAAAATCTGTGACTGTATAACCTTATTTAAATCTTGACCAGCTTTAGCAGCAACCTTAGCAGCTTTACCAGTTACCTTAGGAGCAGCCACCTTGGGGACAACCGGGGCTGGCGCTTGCATTGATGCAAGGGCTTTACCAAAAGCTGGACCATACCCAGCAGCAGGGATTCTCGAAACAGCAGGTTTAGGGACAGCGGTGGCTCCTGCAAGGCCCATAGAGGCACCCGCCATAGCTTTCTGATAGGCTTTTGTCGTGGGGCCAGTAACAAGCTTCTTTCTACCACCAATAGCAGAATTAATACTATCCTTAAGAGCTTGAGTCGCTGCACTAGTAGAAGCAGTAGTCGCAGCCTTTGCAGCAACAGGAGCAGCAGCCTGTGTTGCAGAAGAAGCGGCTTGCGCAGCAGCCTGTGTTGCACTACCCTGCATTGACGCAAGAGCTGTGCCGAGATAGCCTGTGGCGGGAGGTACGGAAGGTTTTACAACAGGTCTAGGAATAGGCTTAGGAGTAGGCTTAGGACCAACAGTCGCAGGAGGCGCTCTTGCACCAGTAGCTCCAGAAGTAGGTGCGGAACGAACAGGGGTAGAAGGACCAACAGGTATAACACCACCAGCAGCCGCAAGTTTTGTCAATGCATCAATCTTTTTAATACTTAAGCCTTTAATACTAGCCGCAAGATGTGCCATCGCAAGAGCTTGAGCCTCTATCGCAGCAGCAGCAGCAGTCATCCCAGCAGCATTGCTAGCAAGAATCGCTTCAGTAGCAGCAAATGCAGCCAATCTATCAACAAAAGCTTGAGTCGTTGCTTTCTTCTTAGCTGCCATAGCTGTAGCTTGCGCAGCAAGCGGGCCGTGTACATTCGCAACAGCACCCGCCAAGATTTGTTCAGCAGCAGCAAGTTGCCTTGTAGCACTAGCAAGACCCCTAACAGCAAGGATCTTTCTTTGCTGAGCCTGTGTCAACTGGACAGTTGAAGAAGCTTGAGTTTGCTGAGCAGCAGCTGTTTTAGCAGCCGCTTTAGCAAACATCTGATTTAATCGGAACAGCCTCCTAAGGTCAGCAGCATCATCACCCCCACCAGACCTAGAAGCTCTATTCAAACGCCTCTGGAACTGCTTCTTCGTACCTTTAAAGAAATATGTATCTTCACTAATCCTAGACAATTTGCTACCAAACTTATCAAGATTTTTTACTCCAGCAAGAGTATCAGCAGCTAAAGAAAAACCACCACGACCAAGCAAACTGAATCTCGAAATAGCACCAATAGTTTTAAACATCGTCCCGGCAAGAAGACCCATCACCTGAGTCAAGTTAGAAAAGACAGAAATCAGAGGACCTAAAGCCATAGCCATCAAGAACGAACCAGCAATAAAACTCTTAGTCCCATTGCTCATCTCACTAATAAAATTAGCAATCCTCTTGATAGTAGGCATTAACGAATTCAAAGCATCAACAAGAGGCGGAATTAGCTCCCTGCTGATCCCCTTAAAAGTCTCTTTAGCCCTAGCCAGTTTCACAGCAGGTGTCTGCAAAGCTCTTTCAAGCTCTTCATTTAACTCAGAACTTGCTTCACCAATACCTCTTGCCTGAGCCAGAATAATCTTGCCAGCCTGACTGCTAATCTGATCAAGGACATCACCGCCACCTTCAAGAGTGCTCTTAAGCTCCTGATTAGCTTCAGCCTGACCTTTAGTGATTGCCTCATACAAAGCACTTCCACCACTATCAAAACCTTTAGCATACTCATCACCTGCAACTCTAGCAATCTGACCAAGCTCAGCAATATCGCCAGCAGTAAACAGACCACCACCTAAGGCTTTTCTTAGCTCATCCTCTAAACCAGATTCAATAACAGCCTTGTTTACGTTATCAACAATTGTGTTAGCAATGCCGTAAGCCTCACTTGCGCTATTAGCAAGATCCTCTTGGAACCTAGACAACTCAACAAAAGCAGTGAGCATTCTGGAACCCTGACGAACACCGAACAAACGTGCATACAACTCAAGAGCACCCTGCGCACCCTTAGCGTTCTCTAATGCAATAAATGATCTTGCCAGCTCAGCGACAGACTCAATACCAACACCGACTTCAAAGTTAAATCCACCAATACTGCCTGCCAGCTCATCAAGAATCTCCCTGTTCTGTTTAGCTGGAGCAACAAGCCTCTGCAAAGACACTTTGATAGAGTTACCAGAAGCTCCCACCTCAAATCCAGCAGCAATCATTGGAGCAAAAGCAGCAGCTGCCTCTGAGGTTGTTAGACCATAAAGGTTTGTCACAGCAATCATTTCAGGGATTGCTTTAGACAATTTCTGCATTGTAACAACAGTATTGTTCTCAATTGTGTTAAACAGAGCAAGAGTGCCACGCACCTGATCAACCGCTAAACGGTACTGTTCAATGGTTGAAAGTCCACTGCCCATTGCACGATTAAAGTTCTGAGTGTTAACGGCACCCAAGAACAAAGCCTGAATAAATTCACGGCTAGTTGTTATATCAACATCACCAACTTTTTCAATAGCAGCAGTAAGTTCAACAAGATCGCCAATAACTTGCGTATCAGTCAAACCAATAGTTGCAAAGTCAGCAGCAATTCCCTGAACAAGATCCCTGGCTACACCAAACTTATAGCTAACATTGTCAAGATCTCTTTCCAGCGCTTCAGCAGCTGTTCCCATTCTATCGAATCTCTTCTCCAGAACTTTTTCGTCAAAACCAGCTCTTTCTATTTCAACCAGCTTAAACAACACAGCTTCTTGTTGGTTGTACAAATCAAGAGTGGACTGGCCTACAATCTTATTAAACCTAACAACTTCAGTTTCTAACCGCTTAAAAGAATCCAAACCAAGCCTAAAGAACTGAATCAGTGGCAAAGTTAAACCAATAGTAAGGTTGCGACCAACATACTGAAGGTTCTTACCAACATTCAGCAAATTCTTTGATAAAGACTGAGCATCTCTAATCGCAGAGGTAAACCTAATAGCCCTAGAAGCCTTTTGAATATTAGAAAGATTCTTTCTCGCCTGAAGAAGTTTGGTATCAAACTCAGTCGCCCGACCAATAGCTTTCCTAAATCCGGCACCTATCATGTCCTTGCCGAAAGCGCTATTTAAATCATTGACCTGCCTTCTGGTCATCTTTAAATGACTGGATAGTACAGCAGCATTCTTGGATGCATCAAGCATGGTTTTTGCGTAAACACGCTGACCATCGGCCCCATAGCCTAAAGCAGAGTTTAACGCTTTTTGCGATCTAGCATAATTTTTTGTTTGATCATTTACACGATCAATTGTAGTAATAAGATTTTTTAAACTGCTAGAAAGATTGGTAATATCACGCTGTACGAAACCCTGCATATGGGCATTTATCAGAATGTCATAATCAGCCATAAATTACCTACTTATATAAATTATCGCATAGTTACTTACTTTCAGCAACGCTATAGCCCATACCAAATGGCAGAGCAGAAAGTTCATAACCAGAAGCAGCCTGCTCTTCTTCTGGCTCATACCAGTCTTCATTAAGATCAACATCTGCACCCTGAGAGGCGGCTGCGATCTTCATATCCATAGCGACTTCATTTGAAGAAGCTCTATATAAAAGAAACATCTCCTCAAGTGTTAAGGAGTCTTCAATCTCATATAAAGATTTCCAAGCCCCGCACCTGACGAGAAGTTCCGATTCATACTTTAGGAGAGGAATGTCTTCCCAGCTCATGGCTTCGCCAGAGCCGCCTTCCTCTCCGCTCAGAGAGAAGGGTCAGAACCCATTGCAGCAGCCATGACTTCGCCAAACGAACGAAGATCAAGGATGTCCTCAAGAGCATCTGGATCATTTGCAATATCAGGATCAACTTGTCGCAGAGCAATACCAGCAGCCTTAACCATGAGGTCAATATCCTCATCGCTCATACCGCCTTCAGTGTTAAGATCCTGAACGGTCTTCATAAACTCTCTAAGCTGACGAATGGTGAGAGGCTTAATAGTTCTCTCAACCCCATCAGCAAAAACAATAGTAGTTCCTTCAAAGATATCCTTATTCTTTGACATTTATCTTTCTCCTTTGATTATACGAGCACAATGGCTCCACATGAGTATATCACATGGAGCCACTGTATTCGTAGATATTTAGTTTTTAATTATGATCAGGCATCATCAATGATCTTGCCGTACTCATAACCAGCATCTTCCGTCTTCGGAAGAATACGGAACTCAACAGCGAAAGTTGAAGCTTCATCACGCTTCATGTTGAGCTGAGTAGCAGCCATTGAGATGGCACGCTTGGTGTAGAACTTACGCTCCTTCGTAACCGAAGCAGTCGTACCCGGAGCCTTGCCAGTAATAACAAGAGCCTTCTCATACGGAGTAACACTCTGCACGCCGAAAAGGAACGTGCTCGTATTTGCACCGTCGTTGTTAGCAACAACATCATCGCTACCAACTGAGTCATAGTTCCAAGCAAGAGCAAGGTTGTTCAAAGTAGCCTCAGCAAGAGTGGTCTTAACCATGACCTTCACTCTCGTCTGAATCAACTTAGCTGCGTCACCGTACTGGTCGATCTCAATGTCCACCATGTCCGGCTCCCAAGAAATTTCAACACCGTTCTGGGTAGCTCCGATATCATCGAAAGCATCCATAGCGGAGATGTCGGTGGCTGAACTGCTGTTACCCACCTGAATAGTGGCCTCACCGACCACAATGTTTGACACGTTAACTGCCATTTTTAATCCTCCTATTCAAGTACAAAAATCTTTTTGCCTTTTTTATCACGCCATTTAGCGATTCTCATAGCCGCATCTAACGGAATTTCGTCTTCTCTCTTACCGATTCCAACACCATTCTGCCATTCAAATTCATAAACGGTTTTACCCACTCTAGCAAAATAGCCACCGCCAGACTTGCCTATGTATGTAATAGTAGTATACTTCATATGCTTTTATAATACCACAATTACACAGAACAAACTCTAAAATCAAGATTCATTCTGTACCAGCCGACCTTTTCTAAAGGTGCGACCAGATTTGAAGATATCAGGTATGAATACAAAAACCTAACATCAGTTCCATCAATACCGCCAGAATCAGAGATTTCGTCAGCTCTGCCTAGTATCTCAATAATTCTTTCAGATATTTTAAATAGCCGATCAACATCTGTATCAAAAATAGAATACCTAATATAATCATTCCTCTTCCACCAAGTATCAGGAGCGGCTAGCGAGGGGTTATAATAGTATACAACAAAAGGCGCAGCTTCATTGTCAGTAGCTGTAACCGGAAAGTAATTCATAACTTTTCCAGCTATGGTTTCCAAAGATGAATCGTCTTTCAAATAAGTGTTTATGTCGTAAACAGGCATATGGCTAATAGACATATCCGACACCTCTTGCTTCAGCCCTAAATGCTATTCTAGTATTTATATGTATTCTGTTTCTAACATACTGACCAATCTCTTGACCGTGGTGATCTATAAAATATTTATACAATCTCATTTTATCGTCATCAGCTCTGGTCTCTGAAGTTGGAGATATGCGAATATTAAAAATAGATTGATCAATAATCACATCAAACCAAGAAGATTTTTCTCCGAACAATTCAAGTAATTTTTCTTCAGCGTCTTGCTTAGATAATCTCAAACCTTCCTGTAGCGCTATAAAAGTAGTCAAAGACAGACCATCAACCTCGTCGCCCTTTGATTTTAATTTATGGTCAATTCTAATCACAGCTGCTCAACCACCCTTCTCAAAATTGCACAAATATGATGCTTCTTCCCACCCCACCCGAACTTGGGCTGGATTGCAACAATTTCAAATGGCCCTTCTTCAACTACATTTCCAAATCGATCTTTAATGTTTTGAACTCTATTCTCGTAGTTGATTATAGAATCATACTCTCCAGCAACAATAGCTTCATACACCGCAATGTTTTCAACATACGGGGCCAGTCTTCTATCTCCACCAGTTGTCTGAGTACTAGGTGACTGGAAATGCATAGGGATAGTTTGACTTAATGTAAAAGAAGCGACCTTCTGTCCAGCTGCGTTAGTAGTCACAGTCTTGGCGTAAACCTCACCAGTCTGCACATATCGCAAATACCCCTTAACTGCCATCAGACAACGTAGTCCATAATAAACATGGTGTAATCCATTAGAAGTATATCTGCTTCAATGTTACCAGTTGATTCATAAAAGTTATCCTTCATCCTAAACTTAAGAATATCCATATCAACCTCGTACACACCATGACGACGATACTCTGAATCGTCATTCATCAAATCTTCAATCAATAAATCAGCAGCCTGCTTAATGTTCAAAGGAACTTCAGGCCAGCCAAAATCCCCTTCAATCTTATAGTCAGAATGCTCTTTGAATGTCTTACCCATAATTCTTGAACTGTTTGTTTGAACAACATTAGATTTAAATCTTAGAAAGTATGCAGCCTCAAAGTTAAAAGGCTTTCTAACCTTTTCAATATTAGACAAGCTGCTATCAGCGTAATCATGAATAATTTCAGAATCAGAATCACCAGAATTAATTGTCACTTTTCTTAAAGTGTTAATAGCAACAGGCAAATGCAAAGCTGTATGATTTGACCCATCAATTGTTAAACTCTTATTTGGATAGTATTCAAAAGATTGACCACAAAAAGTATCAATCACACTTCTGGCTCTTTTCTCATAATAATCAAACCTTGAAGCAAAGCTTGAAAGCTCGGAGTGATTTGCAGAGAACTCAGCCCAATTTATATAAGGAGTGTAAACATTAATGTACTGAGACTGAGAATACTGAGTTCCTGATATCTCATAAGTAAAATCAGCTCTATGCTTACCAGCAGAATTCAAAACATATATACCCGAATCCTGCTGACCGTATGTTATCGTATACACCCCCTCAGAAGACCTTGTTGCAGCAGTAGCAGCTTGAACAACGTCACCAAACTCATGCGTCAAAACAACACTCACAGCATTAGAGTCTGCGTCCGAAGGAAGAGTCAACGTCAGCGTTTTAGCTGTATTAATCTTGACATCATCCATTTAAATCTCCATTCAGCAATCGCAAAGATCGCAACCGCACTCGCAACGCTCTTCGCATCTGCAATTGCATCCGCAATACTTATTTCTCATAAGACTATTATACCTAAAAAACAACTATAGGTACATGGTTACAATTCGTCTTCTGATATAAAGATAACAGCAAGCAAATGCACAGCAAGAGCAGAAAGGCTTATCCAAATACCCCAATTTCTAGTCTGACCAGACAGGGTGATCAAAACCAACCCTGTGCCAGCAAGAGTCCAAGCCAGAGAATAACTTTCTTTTAATACTCTTTTTAAAATCTTTTTAATCATTTAGACCTCCTTGATGAGCTTCCACGCTTACGTGGGCCATCAGAGCCTCCTCCGCCACCTCCCCCTGAGCCTCCAGATGTCTTAGGGCCAGAAGGACCGGCAGCAGCGCCAGCAGTTGCCGCAACAGCAGCCGTGGCTGCTACAACAGTGCGTCGCTCTTCAGTCGTAATATTCGAATCTTTAGCGACATAATCATTAAAACTCTCATCCTCAAAGATGTTTACAGACTCCTCAAACTCATCTTTAACTTCATCATCAGCCTCAGTCAAAGCAGCCGCAAGAATAATCTTTGCATCATCAGAAATCTCATCAAAATTATCGTCTTCAATCAAAACTGAGACTTCTTCAACTGTCACATCACCGTCAATAACACTTAAAAATTCTTCCGCTAATTCTTCATCTAGTTCATCTAGTTCCTGAACAATTTTAATCTCAGCATCATCAACTTCTAATAAATCAACACCTTCGGTATCAATACCCAACTCTTCAAATTCAACTTTAGCTATTTCAGCTTTTTCCTCTGCAAGCGTCAAGGGGACGGTGGTTGTTGTAGTTGTGGCTCTAGGGGCTGTTGTCGTTGTTGCAGGCAGGACAGTCGTTGTGGTTGTAGACGATGACGTTGTTGTCGGTGGCAACGATGTAGTGGTGGTTGTAGTTGGAGAGGTAGTGGTAGGTGCGGGTGGCGGGAGCGTAGTGCTCGTTGTTGTCGTCGTAGAGGACGACGTTGTTGTTACTGGCGCTGTTGATGTTGTCGTTACAGGCACCGTCGTGGAAGTGGTTGAAGTAGAAGTCGTCGTAGAAGTCGTCGTAGGAGCCACTGTGGTTGTTGGTGGCACTGTTGATGTGGTGGTTGTCGTGGTAGTGCTTGTACTTGGGGGAACCGTAGTCGTGGTCGTGGAGGTTGTTGTCGTTGTAGATGTCGTTGATGTAGTCGTTGTGCTTGTTGATGGTGTTACCTCTTCTACTAAAAGGGTGACCTGCGTAGACCACCCAGAATATATACCCATTGTATCATTATCCGCACGAATATCAAAAACATAAGACTCACCTAAACCGCCTGTGTTTTCAAACAAACTAAACGGCAAAGTGTAGTAAGTATTTAAAGCATTATCATCCCCAACATTGCCAGTAGCAACACCCCAACCGGCCTCTGGTGGAATCCTAAACGAAATCGCATATCGCTCCGGCTGCACATTGCCGGTGTTAGGAGCATCCCAATCAAGATAGACACCATCAGAAGTCACTTCTCCAGTCAAATTCATAGGTGGACCGATTGTTTGAGGAACCGTAGTAGTTGTGCTAGTAGTTGTTGTAGTGGTAGCAGGGGTCGCCCAAGCCCAAGTGTTTTGACTGAACCCACATAAGGTTGAAGAAGATAATCCTTGACAGATATCCCAAGAAGCGTTAGAAAACCAGCCATCAGGCGGGGAGTTGCTATTGATCGAATTGAAATACGGGTTGGTCAGCAGATTGGTGAGATCACTCCACTCGGCGCTTCCGTCTAGTTTTGCTTTGAAAGCGACTTCTTTGATTTCCGTTCCGTAGTTTCCTCCCCAACCTTCGCCATCTTTTGCCCAAATGCGAATCTTCACCGTGTCCCACAATGTTGAATCTTGAACATTCGTAGAGGTAGACGCTGAGAACCAGAAGGAAGGAACCTCAACCCAAGATGTTGGAGCGGATGAAGTTATGTTGCCTTGCAGCAGGTTCCCAGCAGAGTCGTATGCGGCATATTGTGTCGCAACGTAATCATTCACATCGTAGAAACGTTTAACGAGCGGTGTGACAATGATTGCATCAATTTCTCCCGCATACGAAGAAACGTCAATCGTCTGCTCAATGTACGCAGGAATATAAGAGAACCTGACACCGTTGTATGTGCTGAAGTTCGTTGCAAGTGTTAGATCGGTAACAAGTTCGTAGTTGTTACCACTAGGATTAGAGCCTAAACCATACGAACTACAGCAGTATCCTGCTCTAAGGCGATAAACACCAGCATCTAACGTGGTTTCAATTTTTGACGACACGCATTGGTCCGTACTGTTGTGATTACCATCATCATTCTGGGCTAGAGTATTACCGGATAGATCGTACACCCAAAGATACGGATCAGCAAAACTACCGGCGCACGCAGAGTTTGAGTTACCATAGATGACAACATTAGTAGCGTCTTGCTCAATCTCAAAGTACCAGTCAGACTCTTCGGTAACCGTATACGTAGATGCCCTCGCCACACTCGGAAACAAAGAGAGTATGGCAAGGGCAACTACAGCAGCCGCAGGTAAAAACCTTGTTTTAGAAGGCTTAAAAAACTTCATTATATATCTAGACTATCATCTAGACATTTATTTTTATAGTTTACTTTTTAGGTGGAAGAATCTTTACAACCCAACTTCTACTACCGTCAGGATTAACTCTCCAAAAACCTTCAGTCTTCGCCATCTTTCTTCATACCCTTAGCACCAAAGTAGCCACCGATAATACCGATAACACCACCAAGAGCAGTTTGAACAAGAGTCATAACATCAGATGAAACTTCAACAGCTTCACCAGTAGTTTGAGTCTCAATTGCAGCAACAACATAATCGCCAACAATGGCAACCAGAATTGCCAACATAACACCAGTGGCGAGTACATACATAGTCTTCTCTTTCATTAGCCGAACATTGCCTTCCATGTCTTAGGACCAACAATCCCATCGACATGCAAGCCATTAGCGGTCTGCCAATCACGGACTTTATCCTTTGTTTGACGACCAAACTGACCGTCTACAATAGCTCCAACCTTAGCCTGAACAGCCTTAACAGCCTCAGAGTTCTTGGAACCAAGCTTGATGGATTCACCCGGATAAGCCCTACCAGAAGGCTGAGGAGCAGGTGCTGGAGCAGGTGCTGGAGCAGGTGCTGGAGCAGGCTCATCTGCTTTACAATCACAAGCCTTAGCGTGCTTGTCAGAACCCGGACCCCAAATACCATCAACATGCTGATCATGCTCAGCTTGCCAAGCCTTAACAGCAGCCTCAGTTTTAGGACCAAAATCCCCATCAACTGGCTGAGCACCAACAATACGTTGCACTTCCTTCACACCATCACCACGGGAACCTCTTTGGAACCAAGGCGACTTTCCAGAAGGCGCTGATTGAGTCTTAGCAGCAGGCTTAGTAGAAGCAACTGGTGCCTCACCAAGAAGCTCCTCAAAAACCTCTTTATAGTAATCAGGATCATCAGCGTGTTCATTGCTAATCTCAATATGTACCCAATCACCACCCGGAGCACCACTAAAAGCCTTCTTGTCGTAAACTCTCCAAGCGTTACGGTCACACATCCATCCACGACCCCAAGGGCGAGGATAATAGTCAAAGACAGCTTCAACACCTAAAACATCTGCGTTCTCTACAACCCAGTCCATCATTTTACATGCATCGTCATAATTACCAGTACCACGATAAGGAGCGCCTCTCCAAGACAAATCGCCTGCCCTACCAGTAGCGTGAACTGACGGGGTGCTCTTACCACGCTTATTTCTGACACCAAAAGTGCCGTTATTCCATAGCCCAAAATGGGCTTCTAAAAGATCAATGAGCATTTCAAAACCGGCTCTTTTACCAGAAGCAGTCTTGTCATACCCAGTATAAGGTCTATTCATATCATTTCTCCTTTTCTTATATTTTAGTTTACTAAGCATAAAATATCAAAACTCATTAAATACTTCAATAGGCTCAGAAGACTCATTAGGTAACTCAGGCTGCTGATCGACAGGTTTAAATGGATTATGCGACTTATCATCAAACTTTGCGTTACGATCTGTCCAATCCTGAATTCCCGGGTTCACCAACTCATAAAGCCCCTTGTTTGCGACAAAAGTTGAAAGAATTGTTTTTGACTGAGTTATTGGAACTTCACCCTTATGAGGATGAGTGAAGTTAGAAGGAAACATTAAAACTCTACCTGCAACGGGAGAAACCTTCAAATTTTGAAGTGGGAAATATGTCTCTCCACCAACATCAACATCATTTAAATAAACAATCATAGTTGAAAGCCTATGAGGAACTGGCATAAAAGGACCACCATCAATATGCTCATCGTAGAACCCTTCGCCTCTTTTATAAGTTTGAATCTGATACCCAGAATCTTCAAGGGGATATGTGAAAGCGTGCAGATTTGTATACTGCATTACATAATCATTAACTACTGATCTAGTATATGGCAATATCTCCGACTCATGTCTACCCCAACAGAGATCGTAATCTTCTTCAAGAAGCTCTCTCTCAATTCTCGTATCCCAAGTATTTTTCGTTGTAGGCATATCGCCACCCATAGTAATGCCACGCCACAACTTGCCCTCACGCACCAACCTGTCCCAATGTAGATTTAAATCAAACATCAACTCTTCACACAATAACTTAGGAATTAGATTTTCGTACACAGCAATACCGCTTCCACGACCTAGCGGAAAATATCTTTGGACTTTTCCATCTGCCGCATATGAAGCATCAATGTTTAAGATTTCAGAATCTTCAAAATATGTCATACAGACATTATATCAGCTTGGAGTTGGCAGCGTGCCCCAAGGCGGAGTCGGTATTACAATTTCCTCAACCGGAACATCCTGTTGAGGAATATCTCTCAACGCCTGCCTAAACTGGAACCAAGCAGCCCGGTCGTCAGCACTTAAACCATTGTCTTGAAGAGCCGTCCAGTCGGACCACATCAACATAGAGTCTCTCCACTTCTTAACCCAAGAAAGCTTCCTAGCTTCAGTCCAAGTGAAGTTTTCAAACATTTCCTCCACTTCTTGCCAACCCATAGACTCAAAAGCAGTAGTCTCTTCAATTGTAAACCAGATCTCTGGAGGACTAAAGTCACTAAATGCCATAATTACACCTTTATAATATAGTTTAGCACAATATACGGCTGAACATTATTGTGCGCACCACCACCACCAGTATTTTGGTTTGTAGCCGTAGCATTTGCTACAGAAGCAGGATGCGAATGAGGCGCATTAGCCGCACCAGTAGAAGCAGGATGGCTGTGAGGCGCATTAGCAGCACCTGTGGAAGCAGGGTGGCTGTGCGGAGCATACTGAGCAGGGGCGTAGTGGCTATGAGGGGCGTTAGCAGCGCCAGTGGAAGCAGGGTGCGAGTGAGGACCATAAGATGTCACAGTTCTCGCATAATAAGCAGACTGCCACGCAGCAAGAGACCCCGGATAAACATCCCAGTTGTTACCAGCACCGACACGTTTAGCATATTTATTTGGATTCTGACCATTTGAATTACCACTCTCTCCGTGAGAGTGAGGGGCATTAGCAGCCCCAGTAGAAGCCGGATGCGAGTGAGGTGCGTTAACAGCGCCAACATTATGAGCATGATAAGCATTAGCAGCACCCGTAGAAGCGTTATGTGAATGAGGAGCATTCGCAGCGCCCGTTGAAGCAGGATGAGAGTGAGGAGCGTTTACAGCACCAGTAGAAGCATTATGAGAGTGAGCGTCCTGTGCGTGATTATGCGAAGGCATCTCAGCAGCATTCAACGTATGAGTAGCAGCACCGCCAGTTTCAGCAAGAGCATCGAAAGCAGTATCAGCAGAATCTAAACCAACAACAACCCGACCCTTAATATTAGGCAAATTAAAAGTCGTAGACCCGTCACCAGACCCATAAGTATCACCAACAACAGCATACAAATCAGCATAAGTAGTTCTAGAAACAGCAGAACCATCACAAATCAACCAACCAGTAGGGGCAGATGAAGCAGACCAAGCAACCAGACCACCAGTAGGCACCGGGCCAGTCGGGTCTAACGTATGACCACCAAGAGACATCGTTGAAGAAACAACATGATCAACTTCAATCTGATCAAATTCTTTATTAATTATACGTTGAATCATCCGGCATCATACTCCACACCATAAATACTTATCGTACACTCGCTATTAGCATAACCTATCGAAGATATAGAATCTCCCGGTTCCATAACCAAAATAGCGTCGCTAGTCACAACGTCACCCACAGGGACATCAACGCTATACAGAACTGCATTATTAGAAGAAGATGTATCGCCGGAAGGAATTAAATTAACACTTACGCTACCGACCGTGCTTCCCATAGTAGTGTTAGTAATCACTATGCTTTTAACAATAGCATAGGAACCCACATTACTTGTTAAAGTATAAACATTAGAACCATTACCTACAGGTCCAATATAAAACCTCTTAGGAACTAAATTAGCCACCTCTCAACCTCCTATCCCAGTCCATATAAGTATAGCATTATCAAAAGTATTTGTATTCATTGACTGCGTGGTAAGTGCATCCAAAACATGATCAACAAAATCACCAGATGCATGATTTTGTGCCGATGTCCCATCATACCCACGCTGACTTACAGTCACGGTGTTGCCTGTGCGTGAAGAACACAGAATTTTTTCTTCATTAATTAATCCTCTGTTTATTACAATAACAAAAGGATTGACGCTACCCGTAGGATAGCTGGAGCCGGAAGTTAAAGAAATAGATGTATCTGTGTTTGATACATTAGCAGACAATGTGGTTTCTTCTACATCGCCTAAAAATTCTCTACGTTCCATAAACTCCCCAATTAGTCAATACTGATGTCTAAATCACCAGATGCAATTCTAAGAATGTCACCTGCATCAACTGTCTTGTTTGCGCTTAATGTGCCATGAACAAGTAAATTACCAGAAGATGCAGCATCAAAAACACCAACAGCAACAACCGTACACGCTGGCATACCAGTAAAGTCAATATTTGAAGTATTAGCGGTAGCACCACCAGAAGCAGCATCAAAAGCTGCCGACTGACGAGCATACGAACCACCAGTAACTTCAGTACCACCACCAGAATCCGAAGGAGCAGCGGTATATAAAGCAACATAAACAGCGCTTGGCGCTGTGTATGCGGATGTTGCTAAAAAGTGATCAAGGAGTGCATCCTCCAAATAATCGCTAAGATTTCCTGCCATTAGTTATTCTCCTTATAATAATCTTCCAACTCCAACTGAGTTGGGATTCTAAAGTTATCTAGAGTCAACAAATGATCAGCTTCAGCCGCATCTAACTCATAGATTCTTCTATCTCTTGTAAAACGAACACCGCTCTTTGTTGAATAAGCAGAACCGCTATCGAAATACACAAACTTTTTACCGGCAGATGCTTTAGCAACAGTCTTTTCAGGCACCGGAGACTTCTGTGTTTTAGGAGCAGCAGGCTCCTTTTTCACAGCAGCCTTTTTAGCCGTCTTCTTTGCAGCCGTCTTTTTTGCAACAGGCTTGTTTGGCTCAGGCAAATCAGACGACTTAACTACATTCTCGCTCATGGTAACAATTCTATCATAAGTATCATTATAAAACAGAAAAGGTGGGGGATTTCTCCCCCACCAATTCCGCTAGGTTTGTAACTACAACAATCCTAAGATCAGCTGCTGCGAAGCTTAACATTCTTAGCGATGACATAGCTGTCAGCGTTTTCAATGTTAGCAGCGACACGCATGTACTGGGTGTACTCAATCGTATCAGTCTTCGGCTGGAACTGACGGTAGACCGTGATATCACGATGCAAACCAACCACACGGTTGTTCGGGAACGTAAGCTCCACATAACCATGCGAACCAGAAGCGCCGGAGTAGTCGCCCGACTCAGCCTCAGGCATGAGCGGAACTTCGACAAGTCCGATACCATACGGTGCAAGACCAGTTGCACCAGCACCACCATTTGCACGCATTGCACCGTTCAAGAAGGCGAGATCGCCAGTCGTTGAGCCGGGGCTTGGTGCGCCAGCAGTTGCCTCAGTAGCCGAGTTCGGGTTCTGAAGCGAGTAAATTGCGTCCTGCACAACACCCGGGCCAGTGAAGAACTTAAGTTCGTTACGACGCTGGAGGTACTTCGAAGGAAGGTTACGAAGAACACGGTCGAAAACCGAACGTGAAACATTGTCACCAGCCTCATCGACCGTAGTGCCCGAAGCGAGAGCAAGCTTAACAAAACCATCAAGAGCCTTGAGAAGCGTGTTGCTTGACGAGGTATTGCCGTTGATGAGAAGGTCATCAAGATCGTTAGCGGTCTGGCGAGCCATAACCTGAGCAAGATGATCCTCAAGCGAGGCACCCTCAATGTTGTCCTCAAGGGACTCAGTTGAAATCTCCCAATCAAGACGAAGCTTGACGCTGGAGAGAGAAACCTTCGAGAAGGTCACGGCTGCGTTGCTACCATCATCGGTAGCCTCAGTAGCCTTGCGCATGATGCGCGTACCAACCGACAACTTGTCAATATCCATGCTTGATGCACGCATACGGACAACACGGCTGTTTTGCATAAGAACAGACTGATCGACCACAAAATCTAGGAACCGATTAGACTGCTCAGCGTTAAGAAGACCACCAGAAGCGCCACCCACAACAGAGGTAGTGACTTCGTTAGCCTTTGCTAAAATTTCTTCTTGAGTTGCCATTTTTTATATCCTCCTAATCACGACTCATAGCCCAGAGCCTTGACTAGCTCTTGTGGCAAATACATGTTATTCCAGAAGGAAGGAGCTGACTTACGGATTGCATCCTCGTCACCCTCATCCTCATCGTCGTCTGGATCGACGCTCTTCTTGACTGCACCGGCAGCAGCGAAAGCTTCCACCTTCTCAGTCTGCTCAGCAAGTGAAGCTTCGGCTGAAGCAAGCTTCTGCTCTAACTCTTCACGCTGTGCATCTGCGCTCTTGGTAACCTCTTCGATCTTAGCGTCCATTGAAGCCTCAACCTCTTCCTTAAACGAAGCGGCGAAGTCAGTGAACTTCTGATCAATGACCGAACCAAGAGCATCTTTCAAGATATCAATATCCATTTGATCCTCCATTTGATCTGTATCCGCCTCAACCTCAGATTCAGTTGAAGCTTCTTCAATTTCGACAGACTTTTCAACGACTGTCTCTTCTTCAACCGTTAACCAGTTGACGAAGCGCTTTAACAAAGAGAGCTTTTCTTCGGCAGTCGTATCCATCTCTGATACCTTAGCATAATTTTCATCATTATGCAAAGACTTCTCAACGTCTTCCAAAGTTGTGCCCTCTTCATTAAGAATTTGTTCTAACATATCTTCCATATTAGTGAACTCCTTAATAATAGCATCTTCACATGTACCGCAACCGCATGAACATGGAATTTCTTTTTCTAAGTCTGTGTCGTCATCAAACTTGCGTGTGCAATTATCTAACTGACGCACTTTTGATCTTGCCCAGACCCAACCCGGAGTACCACCCCAAAGGTTCCAAGCAATTCTACCATTAGAAGGATAACCCTTATCACCCGGATCTGCGCCTGTTGCTCTTAAGTCAACAGCGTGCCTTGGGAAATAACGAGCAACCTTTCTAACGAACTCAGGAGAAACGGTACCGCCCTGTGCAAGCCTGCGAGCAGACCCCATGCCGACACTTGTTCCTCCACGACCGTGCTCTTTTCTTTGATTAAGACCAACCTGAGCCATACGCTGTACGGACTTAGGAATAGTCAAGTTAACATCATTACAATCAATTTTAAGAATATAATCAAGCTGATCTGGCGTATCGAACTTTACAATATCAATAACCGCAGCAGGATTAGCCGGGTTGTCAACCAGACTCAACTCACCAAGTTCATATTTCTTAATAAGATTAACCGGCTTACCTCTGAACATCTTCTCAGCATCAATCTGCTTATCAAGAATCTTTCCCCCAACAGAGAAAGAACGCAAAGTCCCATCAAGAACTTTTTCCCACGTATCCTGAGCGCCCTTAGAAATATAAGCCTCCACCTGCATAGCGTTGTACTCAACACCATCAGCACCTTTCACCTTAACCGGCTTATAGTTGATGGCTTTTCCAACAGCAATCGGGGCGTGCATCTCACGGATGTTACCAGTCCAATTCTTAAACGCTTCAACAGAAGCTTCGAACTCAATAAGATCTCCAGCCTTATCAATATTGTCGGCGGTAGCAATACCGACCACAATACGCTCTTCCCTCTTGACCATATCAATGGGAAAAGTAAGGTTTAAATCTTCCATAGTAGTATAATAGTACCACAGTTTTATTTAAAAGATACGATCCTATGCAGACTCTAACATTTTCGTGTCACTCATCGGTTTCTTCCTCTATGTGTCGTAACCCGTTCTGTGGATCAGACGGATCTTCTATCCCAGTAATGGCTTGTTGCTGACGGGCGGCTTCATACCTGTCACGTTCCGCTTGCGCTCGCTCAGGTGGACGAGGCGAAGGCGGCACCCAGTCAGGGTGTGCCGCACCGTACAACTCTTCAATCATAGGCATAAGGCGTTGTAACTCTGCAATAATGTCAGGAATCAGAGCGTCGTTTCCATACGACAATAGTTCCCCATTGTGGTCGTAATAGGCAAGTTCTGGTGCGACTTCAAGAACTTCTTCGGCAAGCATACCGTGTGCGTATTCGCCTCTAGTTGTGTAAACGGGGTTGCCCTCTGCATCAACACGGTCATTAGCCTCGGTAAAGATCTTCGGCCTAAGGTCATAGATCAAACTGCGCTCGTTGAGATAACTGAGAAGCCCGCCGATATCGGTGATATCGGTCTTCATCTCAGTCAACGACGCATAGGGCATAAAGTCACCGTTGCTGGAGTTCCAGCGGAGAGTGTTGTACGAGTAAGTAGTTGTCAGGTTAGGGCCATTGAAGCCGTTACCAGCATCACTACGAATCTGACCCGATCCAGAATAAATACGCTTGTTGTTGTACGTCCTGATCCAAGTAGTGTCGATCATGTACCAACCGCCACCATAAGACTGTGAGTACCAACCTCGCTGACCGTATGTTCTAAGCCAGCCAGCGGCGTGAATATCACCAATTTGCTGACCTGTAGTCCCGATAGCACTACCGTTAGTCAAAATTGTTCCGTACAGC